GGCCAGCTAACGGAAGAACAGTCTGCGTTCCCATCACCGGCTGACATAAGAAAAAAGCTCAACAAGCTCTCCAGCAGCAAGACTGAGGACGGGCAGGGCAAGACTAATGTAACGTCAGATTCGGAAACCATAGCCACAAGACTGCTAGAGCATCTCGCCGGTGTTGAATATGCTGGGAAACCAGTGCCGAGGCCAGAAAACGTGCCAAACTGGATAGAGCAATTGGTAGAGAAGGTACGCGCAGATCTGCCGCATTATCCTTTGAAAGCGCAGCTAGGCTCTGTCGGCTATGCTGTAGCACAAACGGAGGGGCAGCGATGAATGAAGCCGTCAAGAAATTTCTAGAGGAAGGTGGTCAAATCACGCAACTGCCCTACGGCGTTCCTCGCGATATGCAAGTTTGCATGAACTGCAAAGGGTTATTTGAGACTAAGGAACTCACAAAGGGGATAACAAGACGATGCCAGAAGTGCCACCAAAGGCATACGAGCTACAAGGAGCGCCGGTAGACATGTTCATGCGAGCTATTGTGTGCCAAGAGAAACTTAGAGAACGGTATATCTCTGAGGTTCTAGCTTCAGTGATAGCGCCGTTCAGCGAGCAAACCAAGCGGCAGATTTACGAATGGCAGAGAGAGGGAATGAGCACTAGGTGGATGGCAGACCAGCTAGGTGTCACACGACACAAAGTGATGCTGCTAACCAAGCGGACTTCTTGGCCCTCTCCCTCCAACCTTTCTTAGTGTTCCACGTGGAACTATTCGTCTTCCTCGGATGGTTCCATGATTTGCTTAATCAACTGAGCTTGGAAGGTTATCAACTGCTCTAGCTCCTGCTGACGCATGATAGCCTCCAATAGTTGCTCACGATGCGCTGCAATTCTGCGGACGCGCTGCTTCGCATCATCAGTCAACTCTTCTTCTGTATACTCAACGCCGTCAATTGTGATCATTCAATTCTCCTAGTTTTTAATCAACACACACTCCACGAAGACAGCAACTTCATTGTCACCGCTACTGGACTTCGCTTGGAACTCAAAGTCAGTCTTTTCCGCTATCTTGAACGGCACCTGCCGGTCATAGCTTACCTGACTGGTCGCAAATGTCGCCTCTGCGACGTGAAGAACCCTCCCAGTGTCATTGGCTAGCTTGTTTCTAACCGTTAGATACTTGTTCGGGTTAGCTGTCGCACTGTTGAAGTCGATGCGGAAGATGTAGAGCGAATACCCTGCTGGCACCGTGTAGATGCAAGCCTGCGTGGTTCCCAGGTTGGTGTCGATGAAAGCGTAGGTTGTGCCGCCATTGCTGATAGAGATTTCACCAGCGTTCTGCCCTGACAGGATGATGGCAGAGTTAACCCGCAGGAAGCTCGCAGAAGTTGTGACTGCTGATGTGCCGGTGAGTGTTACAGTCTCGGTGATCTGGTTGTAGCTGGAATCCAACCCCGCCACCAGAACGTCCATGGTGTCGCTAACGCTCGTTGAAACCAGATCCATGGTAACAGCGGAGGAAGGGAATACATACGCTCCACCGTCGTTCCAGAGCGTCTCAAAGGACGTGCCCACAAGGGTGTTGAATCCGAATATGTTGACGGCTGACTGATCCCACATCTTGCCTTGTGCAACATCAAATAAGAGATGGGGGGTGGGTCTTTGCTGATGGTATTGGTACATGTTGCCTCAAATTGTGTAAGCCAGCCAGACAGCCAGCACTATCCCGACGATCATAGTTAAGACGTAGCCCACCAGACCACCAGTGCAATAGCCACAGGGACTAACCCAAGGGCGATAGCGAGAACAATCAGAACCTCGATCATCTGCTTTTTGCGCTTCTTGGCAGCTAATTCTTGCCGCTTGATTTCTTCTTGTCGCGCCTTCCTAGCTTCGGCCATCTTCCTTTGCATGTCGTTCCACAAATCCAGCCGATTTGTAGCAAGGAACACGTTGTAGATATTTTCCTTGGACTGGCGAACCATCTCTTCGGCCATGACCGCTTTTGCAGCCTCGGCCTCGTTCATGCTTCTGGTTTGGTTCTTGGCTCGCTGTAGGTCGAATTCTGCGGCCCCCATGCGCCCTATGAAGACGCCCAAGGACTCAATGTTGTTGGCCGCTCCCGCCGCCATTTCCAAGGCTTTGCAGGCAGTCGTCACCGCTGCAACAGCCTCGATAATCACTGGAGGTTACTTACCACAACAGTGACAACACCCGTCACGGCAGAGGCGACAACAAGCCACGCCAGCTTCTCCCAACGCAGAGCGTGGGCATCAGTAGCCTTACGTAGCTCTCGAAGCTCCACTAGAGCCTCCCCCCATCGTTGGGCACATTCTTGCTCATGCTTCGCGATCTTTTCTAGGGCTTGCTCTGCTCTGTCAGACATCACGGCCCCCGTTATTCGCTAGAATTCAAAGAGGCCTGAAACGCGGCGATTGCATCAGCGTCGTGGTACAGGTTACAGATTGCTTGCACGTCCGCAGGCTCGGCGCTCCAATCGTCAATCGGGCTAATCACCTTCCTGTGGTTGCTGCGCGATATTTCCACGTCATCGCGGTACACGACAGCAGCTGTTCGCACCCCCACCATTTTCCACTGCGGGTGTGTGGTGATTTCTACTTTGTCTGTCTCGGTTGATTCTGTCAGCATGTGTTTCTCCTATGCTTTTTTGTAAGTGATGTGTGCCATCAAGTCGTTTTTGTTGCCGCCGTCAATCAGCATAGCACTGGCCGATGTAGCAGTGTTTGTGTTCAGCGATGTCAATGCCACTACAACGATTGTTGCTGCGTTGTCCGAGGCATAACCACCGATCGGGAAATAAGTCCCAAAGTTGTGCGCTCGACCAACAACCAGTGAGCCACCCTGACCCGCCGTAGTTACATTTCTTGCGGCAAATGGCAGACCACCGATTAACAAGCCTCCAGTGACCCCGCTCATACCATCAGTTCTAAGCCTAAACGACGCATGCACCACGTCACCAATCAACGTGTAATATCCTTTCTGGATAGTGTCGTAGGTAAACGTCCCGTCACTGTTGGTAGTCGTGTAAGTCGGCGTCCACGTCCCTTCTTCGTAAGCGTCTAATTTATTCGATCCTGTGTCGCCATCAAAATACACCCCGCCATGAAGATAGACATCTTGCCAAGGAGAATCTCCGTGGCCTAAGTCAGCCTCAGGTGTCGCGGCAGGGGCATCGTCTATGATAGGCACAATTTGAAAGCCGGAGGCAGTTCCTCGCCTGATTCCGAAACCGTTATCATCTGTGTTGATAAAACTAACCCGCTCCACCCCGCTTTGGTCCCAAGAAGAAATACTGCCGACCTCAGTGCCGTTAAACCTTGCGCGGATGATAGAGCCACGGCTGCTCAACCTGTTCACATCGACGGGCGCATTGTTAACCGATGCCGCGCCGATGCGCCCTTCTGCCGAAATGTAAGCTCCGTCAGAGGTGCCGGTGTTGTTCCAAGGCGTTACATCAGTCGTGCCGACAAGAAATCCACCTGCTGTGTAGCTGTCTACCTCATCAACGATGTATAAGCCGTAGGCGTTTGTCGGGAGAGTGCCCGCGTAATTGCCGTAAAACAAATAACCGTTATTGATTGTCGTAGCGCCACCAGAGTTGTTATCAAACTGCGCCTCGAAACACATCCCATTTGATATTGTCTGACCTGTCGAGGATGCTATTTGGAGTTCACCCGCATTGCCGACCATCTTGCTGACATCGGAGTCCTGCGTTGAAGAAAAGTTCGCCAGACTGTAACTCCCATAAACATTAACTAACGTCGTGCCCGAACTGGCGGTAAGGTTGGCAAGGTTGTAGGAGCCGTAGGTGGTGCTGATCTGACCAGCAGCAGCATCGGCTACCGCCTGATTATAAGAGCCATAAAGCGAAGAGACTTGGCCGGTGGTTTGTTCTGCTTCAGCGCTGCTATAAACACCGTAGATGAGGTCGCTGTCTCCCGTGGCTCTCGTCTGTACCCTTATTCCATGTAGCCTGTGCTCGTTGCTGGTGTCTCCGCCCGCGACATCGCTGTTTGCGGAAATTTGTAGGGCAACCTTACTCCTGTCAGCAGTTAGGGTACCCGTCCCTGTGCTGGTGTAGTCAATTCTTGCGCCGTTAAAACTGGCATTGGCTTGGCTATCAACAACTTGGAAATCAACAGAGTTGGAACCAGTGGTGTCAATCTGAAGCCCAGCGCCGACGAACTGCCTGCTAGCGTTGATGATAGTGGTTCCGTTCATCTCGTAGACGCCAGAAACATCAACACGGGTTACATCCCAATTAACAACATTATTTCCGTCGGCCCTAGCTAAAGGGAAACCGCCAGTAGTTGACCCGTCATGGACGTGTAGCGTTTCTGTCGTTGTGTTGACGCTGATTTCTCCGACAGCGCCAGTGAACGAATCGTGCTGTGACGTGCTTCCTCTGCGGAACTGTACTTGAGTAGCCATTTAAGTCTCCAGTGTGGGCCAGTCTTCTTCTTGAAGCTCCGGCCAGTTTTCGTGCGTTGTTAGGTCGCGCAGGGCTTGCCGATATGTGCGGTATTTTATCTGATCCGCGTCTGAGAGGGGCGAGTCATTTGCCTGAGTCCAGTCGGTTTCTGCTAAGGCTTGCCCTCTCCGATACTTGTTCATTTTTTCGTGTGGATAAGCGGTTATCGCGTCTGAACTTCCAGAAAACCTCATCGTGCCAAGCCCTCAACCGATATTACACTGAGCGCCCAGTTCCCAACTCCCGTTCTTGGTGTTGTTGTGCTTTGATAGACGTTCTTTTGATAACCGTACAGCTTCAAATATATGGTGCTACCACCTCTCAAGGTCACTGCTCTAGGTATTCTGAAATTGCCGAATAATGAGTTGGCTAACCCTAGCTCGAAGTAGTAGTGGTTATCGTCGCCGGTTCTTGTCCCGTTGATATCATAAGAATCACCCAGAGAGTTTGTGCGCTGTATGTGCGTTGTAATCATTCCAACAGAATCGCTCCAAATTGAGCCAGCCACATCTGACTCAAACCGGATGACGTAGTCCACTGTTTCAGAAGTTGTAAGCGGCGAAGTGAACGTAAGCTCTGCCAATAGGTCGAGCGTGTAAGTGGAGTATTTATGGAATGGCTCGGATGCCGTAAACAAACTAGCAGCCGGCACGAATTGAGTAGCAACCTCGACATCATCAACAACGCTCTTAATGGTTCCCAGAGCGTTTGGTTTAATCTGCACCGAGTCGACGCCAGAATTCTTGATGACAAGATTGTTGTTGGCATCTGTATCCATCGTAAGGTTGTCTAGCTTGATGACATCAGCGTTGATTGTGCCAGCAGTTATTTCCCCCACATCAGCAGATATTGCCGATAATTGTGATACGTCTATTTTCACTGCCGTCACCGCGCCTACACGCAACTCCCGAGTGTCTACGGCTGAAGCGTTAATTTTCCCTGCCGTTATCGCATCCGCCGCGATGTTGTCCGAATCTATAAACTCAAAGTCACCAATCGTAGAGACGATGGCATCAGTGGTAATAGAAGAAGCCTGAATAGCACCAATCACAGCCTCATTAGCAAACAGTTCGTCCACATCTACCGTGGCAGCCGTGACTGCTCCAGCGTCTAGCTTTGCAGTGGATATCGCGCCAGCCCTGATGGTTCCAGCCGTGACCGCGTCTGTTGCGATTTGACCAGCCTTGATCTGGTCATCCATGTCTGCGGCGCTGATAGCCTTCGTCCACGCACTGCCCGTGTAGCGATACATCTTGTCATTGTCGGTGGTCAGGATAACCACTCGCCCCTCTGTCAAATCTGTGGTGGGGAGAGAGCTGACCACTTCCACAGGGCGCAGATCACTAGCAAAGTTAGCTGGCGGAATAGTGCCCTCTAGGTCACCTGTGGCTATCGCCGCTGTAAATTCAGGAACAGTGGAATCGTAGCGATACAGCTTCTTATCTGTTGTGAGAAAGACGAGAGAGCTTCCAGTGTACCCTGTGGGCGAGGGCAAACTATTGACCGCAGATATAGGCTCAATGCCTGCCGCGAACGATGCAGCGGTAATAGATCCGGGGTCCACCGACGAGGCAGTGAATATGTCCTCCGACCAAACAAGGCCTGTCCAGACATAGAGGGTGTTGGTGGTGGTCAGCAGGACTATCTCGCCCACATACGTTCCGCTGGATGGCAAGGTGCCTACTGGTTGCACACCGTAAGCCGTATCAGAACTACCGGCTAAGGCGTCAGATACGTCGCTACCGAGGTCATCTAGCGTGATCTTCTGGGTGGTTGCAGTAACACTAGAACTGTAGGCCGAACCGTTCCCTGAATGGTCTACGGAGCGCAGGAAGTAGTATCTAGTCGCATCGTTAGGTAAGCCGGTAACCGTATGCTGGTCTGACTTTGTCTTAACGATAAGCTCGGCAGAGGCAAGGTTGTTGCTTTCTGACTCCAGAATTTCAATGAAACTCAGATCAGAATCCGTTGGCATGTCATAGTTCAGCTTAATTTGCTGAATGCCGCCCGTAGCTGTGATGTTTTCTGGCAGAGCCGGTGCGGTCTGGTCGCCCTGCAAGTTTATCTCGCCGGTCAGGAAGTCAGATGTCTTGCCGGTGAAAGTGACCGCTCTGATTTGGAACGTGTATTCCTCAAGCTCTTTGATGCCGGTGATTACAGTGCTGTCGCCATAGATAGAAACAGAGCTAAAGGTTTCAGTCTG